TTTTTTTTTTTTTGTTTAGTTCAAAAATTTATTTTCTTGAATTATAATAACATGGAAAATCAAGACGCTTCAAACTTTAGAAAGTTAACTGAAATCGAAATGCTCGAAGTTAAGGCTCAACTTTTACTTTTAGAAAAACAAGTTGACAACTTCAATTTATTACGTGAGAGTTTAACTCGTGAATTGGTTGTAAACGGCGTTAAAGACGCAGAACAATTAGAAGAAAAAATAAAAAAAGTTATAATTCAAGAAAAAGAAGATAGAGAAATTTAAATCACCACAAATAATTTAATGCCCAGTATGCTCTGGTGTTTTTATCTTTGTAAGCATAGGATCCATCAGATTTTTTAATTCCTTTCATTCTTGCTCTGAAACTTTTTCTTTGCTCCTTAGTTGCTGTTCCACTTTTCCAATCGTCCATACCTGCCGCTCCAAAGTGTATTAATTTGGGGTTTCCACTTGGTCCTTTGACGTACACTGAATATTTCTTACCCTTGACTTTGGATTTAAAGGGCTTGTATAATGTTTTTTTTTCTTTTTTGTCCATTTACCTTTAAGAAATATTTTTTTTTTTGTTCTGGCATTTCTTCTCCATAAAAATTTTTTTGTTAATTTTTTATTTCTTTTGATAAATAAAAGTTTTGGTAAATTGAACATTTTAAAATATTTAAAGATAATATAAAGGATTTTCAAAATGTAATTCTTTAATGCTTCTGGTTTGTGGCCTACCTCCTTATTTCATTTCTGTCTTAGACATATAAAACTCAGTTCATGTACATCGAACATTTTTAATCAAAGGTCAGAACAATTTCTGCGCCGTTTTCAATTTCTTCTTTTGTTTTTCCATTGTATAGTGGTTTATAACTATACTTCTTTATAGCGAGTTTCTCATCGAAATTTTTTAAATCTCCGATTAATTGATTAAAGCATTTTTTATGATAAGCCATTTTAAATTCTTCATGAATTAATTTTTTTAATCTTTTACCACATATTAAGCAAAAGTCCGGTTCGTCGCACATATTATCTTATTAGATTTTTTTTAATTTATTTGAACAGTAATTGACGTGTGATTTTCAATATTTGTTATTTCTTTTTCATCTTGATCCATAATTGAAACATCAAAACTATTTAATATAATTTCACCAGCATTATTAAGTGCTATGGGAACGTGTGGCGAAATTGTCTTTGTAAAAGATTTTATTTGTGGTGTAAAATCTTTATCAGCGTCTCCTTGTAATTCATAAATACATTTTGATAAATTGCCTGTAGTTCCGTTATATGTTCTTATTGGTAAATTATCAATATTTACTCTTAGAACTTGACTTTCGGCAATATTTGCCACAGGGTCAGCGTTTATAATTTCATATGGATTACCATCTCCAGGTTCATACCATGTATAAGGCCCAATTTGCCTCTGGTTTTGTTCATCTTCATCGGGTAAATCTAAAAAGGTTGAATATGAATCAGTTAAAACAATACCTGAACCAGTACCGGTATAAGCAGTAATATCTAAATCAGCAACTCCTTCAAAGTTGTTGGCATATTGAATATTTACATTTGGAAGAAAAAACACATCAACCAAATCAGGATATTCAGGGTTAACTAATCGGTTTGGAGATAATCCAACTTCATTATAAAGTAAGGGGCAATAATTATTTCTTTCAGTTTCATCGTCATTATTTGGTTGACCGCCTGAACCTATAACTGCATATTTTCTGTCTTGGTCGCTGAATAAATTATCTTTTGAAGGAACACATGAAACAATTGAATTATAAAAATTATTAGTCCATTGACTTCCAATGCTATCTAAGAATGCTGTCCCAGTCGCGCTTGTTGGTAAAGTGGGTTCTGTTGTTGCTGCTGTAAAGTTATATAATCTAAAATGTCCAATTGTTCCACTCATAGCTCTTAAAGAAGCAACAGATGCCGCACCCTGTCCAGATGCTATACCACCAATACAAGTTACATCCGGCAAACCTGTATAAATTCCAGGGGCTAAAGTTGCCTCGGCAGAATATGGAGTAGCGGTGGAATAATCAGCTGCAATTTCCCAAACTGTTGCTTTTAGTTTTGTATCTGCTTGTGTCCAAGTTACGCATACACCATACCTTCCACCCCATTGTGGATTTATACGAGTTCCAAGATTATCTAATAAAGTTAGATTTTGGTCTAACTGCCCTGAACCTTTAGAAGCAATTCTTATATCTGTTGCTGTTGATTGGTTCATTGTTAAATATAAAACCGGTGTTTCTGTTCCGTCATCATGTTTACCACCCAATAAGCAGACTGTATATTGAAGCCCGGCGTTATTCCAGGCGCTGTCATCTTCTGGTATACAGAATATTTGATACGCTGAACTCTCTAAAGATTTAATTTGGTAATCTGTTAATTTTATTCTATCTTGTGTGTTTTGTTCTGCTCCTAATCCGTCCGCCTGGTCCCTTCTTGTTAATCGAGGAAGAAAATTGAAATAATCTTCAGTTTCTGCTGTATTTCTAACTATTTCAGCGGTTTTATAAGAAACAAAAGAGGGCGTAATAGTGTTTAAATTTGTATTTCCATTATTTTGACCAAAACCAGAAGCAACACCTATAGCTCGATTACAAGCACTTTCAGCAGCAGTATTAAAACCCATAGCGGTGGGTAATAGCGGCCCTAAGTTTGGAACGTCTGCCTGATTTTGTAAAAAATTATTTGCTTCTTCGTGGTTTAATCTTAAAGTATTATATTGACGGTCTGCGGCGTCTGCTTTATGGTCTAAACTACATGGAAGCCAATAGTGCAAACCTTTATAACCTAATTTTCTCCAAATTGGATTATATAAGGCTGTTGTATTGGGAGCAGGTGGAGCATCAGAAGTATTTGATAAATAATGTTGTATTACATCCCCTGGAAGATAAGTTGAAGCTGAATTATCGAAAGTGTTTGTTTCACTATTCCAAATAGAAAGTTCGGTTGTATAATCCCCTTTTAAAGCCAATTTTTCTTTATACTCTGAGGCGTCGGCAGGCATTACATCTGCTGGAATTTTTGTATAAGCATTTAATGCCCTATCAAAAGTAGCATGTCCCCAGGTTATATTCCAATGATTTCCTGCGTCTTCATATGGTGCTGTAGCATTTTGAGGAGCCCAACATATTCCAAAACTATCATATATATGATTTTCTAAGTCATCATGATAATCAAAAACTCGAGCCCTATCAAAAGCACGAGAGGCATTAGCAGTATTTCTGGTGAGTTGTTTCCCGCCCGCAACTGGGTAAGAATATTGTTGAGGCAATCCATAACTTATCTGAGTGCTAAATTGAATAGGTTCTTGGTCTGAGGTTGTTCCTGTAGTAGCCATAATATTATTAAAATGTGGGTAATTTATAGCTCCTGCGCTTTGATATGCTTGGGCAAACACTTGGGGGCGTACATTACCCCCCCATACATAATCCATGAAGTCAATATTATAATCAAAATCATCTTCAGCGTAAAAATCAATATCAATATCATCACCCGCTATTCTAAACTGAATGTTGATCCCATAGGGTTTATTTTGACCTATTAAAATATTCATTCTATCACAAAATTCTTCTTTTGTATATGAGGTATCAACTGTATTGGGTTGAAATCTTAAAATGTTTTTATCATTGGTTCTTAAATAAATATAAGTATTGGCGGGAACCATAATCAAATTGTCGGAGGTTTTTTGGTTTATTGTAGCCCCAACCAAAGCAATCTGAGAATTGGGAGGTATAGTTATATTGTCTAATAATCGGTTTGTAAATCTTGAATTGCTTGGTTCATTTTTTGAAGATAAAGTAATATACATTTTACATTTAATAAAGAAAATAAAAATCTGTTTTATCAATATATGAAAAGCATTCAAATAACTGGAAATAAAGCCCAATTTCAAAACTATCTTACAGATCCATTACAGATTAAAGCAAATTCTGCAATTTGTTTAAATAAAGCGTCTTTATCTATTCCTGTATGGACACAAAAATTTATTAAACTTCCTCTTCTTGATGCCGCTGAAAGAGCCAACACTATGTTAAATGTAAGGTTAAACGGTGTAGATGTTCCCATTACATGGACAGAATTCTATAATGCTTATGACGCCATAAATGATATTGAAGCTGTCGCAGAAGCTGCTTTTTATAATGGAAACCATACCTTTTATTTAAATAATAGATTGGAATTTTTAGATAATAACTCATTGGAAGTTGAAACTATACCTTCATTTTCGGAAACTCTCGCTAAAGCTTGCTCTGATAAATTTGCTTTTTACATTTTTAATGCGAATAATAATGTAGAGTTAGGAAAAGTCATTGATATTGTGGGAGGAGATATAATGACTATAAATGGGAATGAGTACACAGTTAATCCAACTGAATTAAACACCAAAAATTTTGGATTAGTAGCGAATTATTCCCCAGAAAAAGTAAGCGCTATAAACCCCACTACAATGGATCAGTATTGGAGCGGCGCTGACTTCACCAGATTAGGGGATAATATAACACTTACCGGCGCTGCTTCCTCGTATGCTATTGCTAAAGATACTCTTGGAAATTCATGGGCAATCGACCCAAACGGAGGATTTTGGAATTTTAGAGTTGATTTAAATGATGACCCCGGCTCCGTAGTATGTGGTATTATTTTAACAAGTCAAGAAAGTAAACCAGACACCACCTCACCTACAACAATAACGGCAGACAGTATACAAGTTGGGATTAAATTCTCTAAAGATGGCGCCCGGCATTTTTTCCAAGCAGTGGACGGTTCAGAAGCCGTTGTTAATGGTGGTGTTGTAGAATATGATGAGGTTTTATATCCAAGAGATAAAGTTTTTACATATGATAACGATACAGATGAATGGTTTATACAGATAAGAAGGGCGGCGGGGTATGAAACCGGTTCAGGTAAATTTGTTGTAAGGTTATTTCATGGAGATATAAACAACCAGGGCTTCGATAATGCTGAATGTTTTTATTCATCTGAATTTACAATTCCAGGTTCTGATATTTTTGCTGTCCCAATTATTTTTTCAGAACATACAGGAGGAGGAGCGGGAACTAATGAAATTAAAGACAATTTTATAATTGATATTCTTCCACAAAGTAGAGATATGAGCCTTGAAAGTAATGTTTATAGCGATAATTCCTTTCAACTTGTTCCTAATACAGAAGGGGGGGTAAATATAACAACATTTTCTTTTTTTAATGCTGTTGGATTACATCAAAATGAATATGATAGTAGATATAAAACCTCTTATGATACTTCAACTTTATCAAATTCAATTTCTTGGTCGCCAGGTGTTGTAAGTAAAAAATATTTTATTGGGGTTAACAAATTGAATAGAATTTTTGATGATAATATAAACCATCTTAGACTTTCTACAAATGGCTCTTCAGAACTTCCACGACAAATAGAAATAAGTTTATTGAATTTATCACATACTCCTTATGCTGCTTCTTTTGCTCAAGAAGTTTTATTTACTGAACCTGATATTAATAAAGTTGTTTCATATCTTCTCACAGATCCTCAATATTTCGATGTTGATGCGAATATATATTTAGAATATGTATATGAGGCTTTTAATTTAGTTTACAGAGATTTAAACAATGCCCACCAATTCCCCTTAAACAATTTTCAAGTTAAAATAGGTTATAAAGATTTCTTAACAAATTTAGAAAAAAATATTAGTGAAGTTAGAGGTGTTGTTAAGATTGAATTTTTAATTGAAAATTAATTTTTTCTATGTTTAATATATGTATAATCCAAGCACATCCAGGAAATACAAAGCACCAGTTGGCAGAATTGCTCAAGTCCAAAAAATACAAGATTATTCTAAAACATTCCACATTAAGCCCGAAGATTATATTTCTAAAAATGTAAAAAGAAATCCACAGTATGCCGGAAGAAGAAAAAATGAATATGGTTTAGCAGGCAACAAAGAATTCCCTGAGGTTCATCGACATGTACCAGAATTACAAGACGGAAAAAGGAAACAAATATTTAAAGATGAAAAGATATTTGAAATGGATGGTAAATCAAATAAAGTTAATAAAAAGAAAGCAGGACCAAAAAGAGAAAAAAAAATACTTCTTAAATATGATGATAGAGATTTTCACAAATCATGAAAAATCAATAAGTCCTTCATCATTTATTTTTTTTTTTTTTCCATTCACATCTAAACAACTCATTAAATAAAATTTTTGATTTTCATTTAATTTATTCCATTGAATCTCATTTTGAAATATTTTTCTTATTGTTTTACACGTGCTGGTTGTGCTTAAAGAATAAAATAACTTGTTCATTATTCTTATCCATTTCTGATCGTTAATAGGTCCATCTCTCAAATCATTTTTAAAGAATGGGCGGTCTGTTCTCTCGTTAAATGTTGTTTTAATAAATAGAAGTTGGCGCGCAATATAAGAAGATAATCTGAAACTTTTTCTTGTTTCATTTTCTATTATTTTAGTTCCACCTTCTCCATCTGGAACTCTTCGAACATTTCCAACTGTTGCGGATTTTTGAATTACTATATAATGCTCATTCGTTAGGAGATTTATCCAAAAATAATTAGTTTTATCTTCTGGTGGTGGTTGTTCATTTATCCATAAATGACATGTTTTATATTCATTGTGTAAAATCACATAAACATTCATATTTTCAAATTTATGGAAATTATTACAGTATAGATTGGTAATTACACAATCCCTTAAAGTCATGTAATCGGGGATTTCATTTGTTTTTAAAAATCTTTCAAATATCACATCATATTTTCTATTATGATTTTGAACAATAACTTGTAGTTTCTTCCAGTTGTTTTTTTCTTTTAAAACTTCTTCTGAATTCTTATCTTCATCTTTTTTTCTTTCTGATATTTGTTTTCTAATATGGCACCCCTTCTTAGAAACTAAATTATTTAAAGCTTGATACGATACACAACTTATCTCTTGTTCTAAATTATCCCTAAAAGGTTCAACTAAATTTCTAAAGGCGCTAAGTCTTATATTTTGATTTCCTGAAGTATCTTCACCAACAATTATTTTAAAGTTGCTATCAGTCAAAACTTTTTTAGATAAATTTAAAGCTAAATCTTTAGGTTTTAAATTAACCATTTCATTTTCAACAGCAATAAATGAGAGCGCCCTCGAATATAATTGATGAGAGCACTTGGACAATTTAGGGGCGGTTTGCTTTAAGAATTCCATATAAACCGGTACATTTTGCTTAAATTGAGCCCGTTGTTCAAATGTTAAAGAACGAATTTTCATGTTATAATGTTAGAATATATTTTAATTTTTAATTTTATTCTTAAATAAAATTTATATAATTTGAAAGTGCGTTTAAATTGACTTAAAATAAATATCTTAAGAATATATATAAATAATAAAATGTCGGAAATTGATAATTGTTCAAATTTTAAATCTTCTTCAGATGTAATGACCTATGAAGAAAGAATTGATATCGAGAATGCTAAATATTTATTAAATTTACCAGATGATTTTTTAAAGTCTGAGATGTATGACCCTGAAGAATTGATGGCGTGCGGAGGATCATGGAACTCTGAAATATATATAAAAAGTTTGAAAAAGTATTTGAAGTATGCTATATTTAAGGGTGGTAAGGTTAAACAATCTTATAAATATTCAAATGCCTTAAAAGATAAGGGGCGCTTATATGTTAAAGGGTTTGGAATTCAAAGTATGCAATTTAAAATAAGAGGTTTTCTTGTTAGTCGGTTTTATAATGATTTTGATATTGTTAATGCTCACCCAACAATTTTAAAATTTATTCTCAATAAATATTTTCCTAATGAAAATTTCCCCATGCTTGAAAAATACATATCACAACGTGAGCATATGCTCCATATGTATAAGGCAAATAAGAAAGATATTTTGATTTCTATGAATAGCGACAAAATAATTTGTTCAAAAAACAAATTAATTCAAGGGTTAGACAAGGAATTTAAAAAAGCACAAAATATGCTTTGGAACTTAGAAGAGTTTGAGGAGTTAAAAGATGAAAAGAAGAAAAATAAGAAAGGGAGTTTTTTAAATATTATTTGTTGTATTTTTGAGAATAAAATTCTTCAAGAAGCAATTCATGAATATGGCGCAGCTGTTCCTATGTTTGATGGGTTTCTTCTTGATAAAAAATTTGAAGTTTGTGAAGTTTTAGAGAGGTTATCTTTTCTAACTGAACAATATGGAATAAAATGGAAAGTCAAAGAACACAATTCAGAAATTGTAAAACAAGATTGGGTATGTGAAGAAGAAGTGTTATTGGATTATGAAACGGCGCTTATTAATTTCAATGAAAATCATTTTATAGTAAAAAGACCTTTATCTTTTTGTATTGAATATGGTGATGATATAAGTTGTTATAATAGAGCGGATTTCTCAGCGTTAGTTGAGGAAGATGAATATCAAGTTTGTCTGAAAGACGGAACTATTGAAAATAGAAATGTATTTAAAAAATGGTTGAAGGATAAAAATAAAAGAAGTTATGAAAGAATTGACTTTATCCCCAGTTTCCAAGAAACTAATTCAAGGGTATACAACACTTTCAAAGGTTTTAACTTTGAAGGAAAAAACATTGTTAATACAGATGCTATTGAAAGATTTGAGGCACACATCCGCCTTCTTGTAGATCATGAAGAAGAAAGTTTTATTTACTTGAGGAATTATATTGCTCATTTATTTCAGAAACCTGATGAACGCCCTAATATTGCTATTGTTATTAAATCTGGTCAAGGTGTAGGGAAAGATTTGTTAATTGATTTTATTGGTAATATTCTTGGGAAAGATATGATTTATAGAACCGCCAAATTAGATGAGATATTTGAAAAATTTAATGGGTCATTAAAAAATAAATTACTTTTACAATTGAATGAGGTTTCAGGGACTGATGGATTTTCAAAGAAAGAGAATTTAAAAGATTTAATAACCACAAATGAAATAAATATAAATGAGAAGAATTTGAAACCGTACACATTAACAAATTACCTCCGCCTGTTTATATTCTCCAACAATTTAATTCCAATAGAAATACCGCACGATGACCGCCGCTATTGTGTATTTAAAAGTGGAAGGAAAGAGGCGCGCCCTTATTATAATCAACTTGTAAAAGATTCAAAAGATGATACAGCACTCGAAAGCATATTCACACATTTTAAAAATATTGATATAAGCAACTTTGACCTAAACAAAAGGCCAGAAACTTCAGCATATAAGGAAATGAAAGAGGCGGCAATTAATCCATTGTTTAAATTTTTATTTGAAACATATATCGATAAATCTGATGAAGAAATTGAAACAATTCAAGAAGAAGAAGAAGGTTTTTATTTTAGAAAGAAAACAAATGAAATATACATAACCCCCTCAAATCTAATGAATTCATACAGATATTATCTGGAGTTGTCTAAGATGACACATATTAAAATTACACAGAAAACAATGAGCATGATGTTAACTGATATAGGATTTATAATTAAAAATGTTAAAATAAAAGGTAAGGTTATCAAACCATATATAATTAGAATTGATACTTTAAGAGAAGGGTTGAAAATGAAAGGAGTTAACACAGTAGAAGAAATGATTGAAGAAATTGACTTTTAAAAGAAAAAGGAGTAAAGGTTGTAAAGTTGTAGCCGATTTTTCAAATTCTTCTAATATTTTCAGAAATTCCCCGGCGGTGAATAAAAATTTTTTGAGTTTGTAAAATCACTACAACCTTTACTACCTTTACTCCTTTTTCTTATACTTTTTTTCAAAAAGTCTTTACTACCTTTCGCTACATATTCTTATTGTTTAGTCTTTACTACCTTTTTCAAAGTCTTTACTACTTTTTTTTTTTGCTTAAGTCTATAGAATATCTGAACTTTATAGAGATATCACTAAAATTATTTTCTTGTATTTAAGGTATATATTAAAATGACTGATGACTGTATGCCTGATTTGTCTGAATATTTGGAAGCTGTAGAAGTTCCAGTGGAAGAGAATAAAGGAGTAGAAGAAGTTGATAGTGAAGATGAAAGAAGGGAATTAGAGAGGGTAGAAGAAGAAACTGAAGAATTAAAGATTGAAGTTAAACAAGTAAAAGATGAAGAAATATTTAATGTTCCGGAAAAGAAACCCGCTAAGAAGAAACGACAAATGACCGAAAAGCAGAAGGAAAACTTAGCAAAAGCAAGAATTAAAGCAACTGAAAAAAGGCGCGCTATTGCTGCTGCTAAAAAGAAACAGAGAGAAATTGAACTTGCTGAGAAGAAGGCACATATAAGAGAAAGAAAGGCAAGGAAACTTCAACAAGACGCCGAACTTGCTGTATATGCTGAAAATGTAGTTCAAAAAAAAGAAAAGGATATGTGGAATGAAGAAAGAATGATTGATTTGATGAATAGAACCATGGACACCTACTTCGAAAAACGAAAAGCAGAAAAAGAGAAAAGGGCATCATTTCCAGTAGATCCCCAAGTATACGCCAATTATAAACCTGGACTTCCACCGGCTCGAGCAGTTCCAAAAAAACCACCTGTAAAAAGAACTACATACAGAAACCCTTACGCGGCTCAGTTTGGGTTGACTATAGAAGATGAAGATATATATGGATTACAATAAATTTTTTTTTCTCTTTTAAAAGTAAATGGTTAAAACTAAAAAACCAAAAAATAAGGAAGCACAAGAAACTTTAAAACAAGAAAAAAAAGAAGGCGGAAAGTATAAGATTTATGGAGTAAAGAAAAAACAGGATTTTATAAAAGTTGATAAGGAATTACCGCGCCCTATCGAAACTATGTTAGAAAGAGGGGGCGGATGTTTACAGATATTCTCGCCGCCTGGATCAGGAAAAAGTAATTTTTTAGTCAATCTTTTTCTTCAAGAAAATCTATTAAAAGATGTATTTGATGGCGGTTTATATTTTATATCTCCTTCTGCTGAAAGTGATTTAACCTCCGAAGCATTGATTGATTATGCCGATTTTGTTGAGACTGAAATGACTGAGGAATTATTAGAGGGTATATATGGGAATATTATGAGCGTTCCAAAAGAAGAGCGGCAGTTATCATGTATAATATTTGATGATTGCATGGGTTCAAGAGCAATGCGGCAACATACATTATTAAATAAAATGATTGCACAAAATAGACATATGAAATGCCTATTTGTCTTTAGTACTCAATCTGTAAAATCTATTAATCCTAATTTGCGCTCATGTTGTTCTCATTCCCTTATATTTTATCAACCTTCTCAGAAACAAATGGCGGACATTACTGAACTACATTCTTTTTTTGGAGGTGAAGATGAATTTATACAAAACTATAAAAGAGCAACAACGCCTAAATATGGTTTTATGTTAAATGATTGGAGAGATTTGAAGAGTTATGCGTGGGGCGCTGATCTTGGAGAACCTGAATTAATGTGGAGCAGATATGATGAAAACGGAAATGTTACAGAAAAAGAAGAACCTAATAAAGGATTATTGAAAGGTGATTAGTTCAAAAAAATAGAATTAAAATCTAAACTAATAATATTAATGGAAAAGTTGGACACATTAGAATTATATAATGATGACTGTTTCAATGTCTTCCCTCAATTAGAAGAAAAATCTATTAATTTATTTGTTTTGGATCTTCCATATAATCAGACGGCCTGCTCATGGGATAAGGACATCATACCACTTGATAAGATGTGGGAACATATCAAGAGAATAATGAAACCTAACGGTATTATAATAATGTTCTGTACTGCTAAATTTGGTTACAGACTTATTCACAGTAATCCGAAATGGTTCAGATATGACCTGATATGGAAAAAATCCCGAAAAGTTGGTTTTTTATCTGCTAATAAGATGCCTTTAAGACAACATGAAAACATTTATTTATTTAAACCAGAACAGGGAACTTATCACCCACAGAAGACAGAGGGGACACCTTATAAATGTAGAAGAGGAAGCACAGGATATTATACCACTAAAGGGGAAAATTATGAAAAAAACGCTTTAACAGAAAACAAAGGAGATAGACACCCAACCAGCATTATAGATCATGAAAACCTTTATGTATTCAAACCAGAACAGGGAACTTATCACCCACAGAAGACAGAGGGACACAAACCATATAAAGATGATGTAAGAAAAAAACCCAAAAACTGTGGAGCATATGGAAATGAAATAAAAGCAAACCCAATAGTAAACAAAGGAGAAAGACACCCAACCAGCATTATAGAACAGAAAGATTTAGGAATGATTGAGGGCGGATATTACAGAGGAGAAGGAAAAAAGCCATTTAAGAGAATGGCCGCACATCCTACTGAAAGACACCCCACCAGCATTATTGATCATGAAAACCTTTATGTATTTTCTGATAATCATATTACACATTGTAAAAATGGAAAATATGGAACATATAACCCACAAAAGACAGAAGGGAAACCATATAAGGTCAAGGGCGGAAAATCTAAAAACGTTAATGGGTCTTTATCACGCGGTCATGAAGTCATAAGTCAACCAATTGAAAACAAAGGAGATAGACACCCAACCTCATTAATAGACTATGATGGAGATAGTATTTTAATTTATAAAAATCCACATAAGACAATACACAGAACCCAGAAGCCAGTTGAACTTTTAGAATGGTTAATTAAAACTTATTCAAATGAAGAAGAAACTGTAATGGACTTTACCATGGGCTCAGGCACTGCTGCTATTGCTTGTTTAAATACAAATAGAAAATTTATTGGAGTTGAAAAAGATCAAGAGATATTTCATAAGGCTGAAGATAGAATTGCGGAACATATAATGAATTAAAATCTAAATCAATAATTAATATGGAACAGGAAGATTTTGAATGCCGCTTATGTAATGATGAGCGCCAATGTGTATATATTACAGGCGCAAAAACCCCCTGCCCCCTCTGTAATGTTGGAGAGTGGGAAATATGGAAACATAACGAATTTTCAAGTGATGACGACAGCACAGATGAGAATTTATGCGTAGATTGTAATTGTATAGTTACAACTGGAAAAGAGCGCTGTTTACCTTGTTATAAAATCTACGGGCAAAAAATGGTTCTGTGTATGGGATGCTTTAAAACTAAACATAAAGCAGCATATGCTATGTGTTATTATTGTAATTTGAAAAAAAGATTAAAAAAATAATATATGTACATATTAAATGCCGTATAAAATTCACGAATTCAAAAATGCTGCTGGAGATTTATTGGGGTATAAGGTAGGATTAGTAAATAAAGCAAAAATGAGTAATGGGCGCTATTACTTATCAAATAAATATTTAACTTTGAAAGAAGCAAAAAAACAAAAGCTCGCCGTAAGTGTTGCTGAAAAGGTTGTAAAAAAAATAAAAAAATAATTAATCAACTCTTTCAATCCATTTTCCATTTTCATCTTTTATATATTTATCTTCTTCTTGAATTTCATTTTTGAATTTATCAATTAAAAATATTTTCTCTACAACTTCAATTACTTTATCTCTTGAATATGACGCCATTATATAACGCAGTTTATCACAGGCAGGGCATAACTTAGCAATAAAACAATATTCTTCTCTACACAGTGGACACGTAAAACTCATTACATCTATATAACATTTTTATTTTGTTGTTAAAATATAAAATGCTCGAAGACATTTTAAAAAAAATGAAAGTAAACGAATTAAAAGATGAGATTAGAAAAACAAATATAAAAGGATATTCAAAAATGAAGAAAGCAGAGTTGGTAAAACACATGCTGAAACATTCTGATAATTTTCAACATTTAACAAAGGGAAAATGTGGTAAAGATAAAAAAGATTGTAAATGCCACGAAAAAGAAGCGCCTAAACCTCAACCAAAACCTCAACCAAAACCTCAACCAAAACCTCAACCAAAACCTCAACCAAAACCTCAAGCAAAACCTAAACAACAAGATTTATTAAAAGGTTTATTGGAATATTATGATAATAAAAAGTTATCAGCTCCAGTTCCCTTTTTTTGTGCTCATAAAGTCATGGCCTTTTATTTCCTGTACATTATGAAGAAAAATAAAAATGATTGTTTCGCCGTTACAGGAAAAAACAAGTTATTAGGTATTAATTTAACATTAAATGATAATAAATCAGTTAGAAGAATAACTGGTTTTTATTATGAAAAGTTTAAAATTGTACCACTTGCTGATTTAATCGCCAAAAGATATTTACAATGTAAAAAAGAAAATAAACTTTTAATTATTCCATTGGGTCTTCCGGGTCATTCTAATATGCTTATATTTAATACATTAAGGAATGAGATGGAAAGATTTGAGCCCGAAAGTGGCGCAGCATTTCCCAAAGTAAATGATTTTTTAAAAAAATATTTGTTAATGGAAATCAATAAAAACTTACCAAAAGAAGATAAATTAAAATTGGTTATACCTTCTGATACTTGCGGTCTTGTTCATGGATTTCAAATGTTTGAATCAATTGATATGAAACAAGGAAAATTTAAAGAAGTTATTATAAGTAGAGATGACGGGTTCTGCTGTGTTTATAGTTTGATGTGGGCAGATTTTAGAATGCAAAACCCTAAACTATCAAGTAAACAAGTATTTGATAAAGTTTCTAAATTTGTTAATTTTAAAACAGATCAAGGAAAAGTAAAATTCAAGCAATTTGTAAGAGGTTTAACTGGGATATTATTTGAAGAGATGAAAAAATTTGGAAAACAACATGGACTAAGTGAAGATGAATTTGAAGATGTAGCCAAAAATTTAATAAGTGGTTCAGGGGTTGGTGGACAGATGGAGCGAATATTTAATCAATTTACAGCCAAAGAAATGTATGAGGCTTTAAAAGTTTAAAAAAAATGTAAAGTAAATATATATGGATAATTACAATTTGAAAGAATTAAAAAATATAGCTCGACAAGTTAATATTAAAATAAGAGCAGAACATAAGGAAAATGTTAAACGTGTTATGAAAACAAGAAGAGAAGTTGAAAAAACAGCAATAAAAAGAATAAGACAAAGTGACGCTGAAGCAAGAAAAAAATTAAAAGCAAAGTTTGCTGAAATTCTAAAAAAGAAACTCATACCTATTGCTAAACAATCTAAAACTTCATTAAAGGCACATTTGGCAAAACATCCAAAAAAGACAGCAGGATTAAAACCAAGTAAACCTAATATTGACGATTTACCCCTTCCACCTATGCCAAAAGAAGAAAAGTTATCAGCAGCAGAAGAAGCAGAAATGAAAAGGGTTTTTGAGGAAAGCAAAAAGAAAGCGCCAGGTGTTAAAAAGGAAGTTCACACATTTAGAAAAGGTGGGAAGTTTTTCAGAGTAAAAGCAAAAAAAGAGGAAAAACCAAAAATACCTAAGATTACTATTTCAGAACATAAAGAAAAAAATGAAGGAGGAAAAGCAGAGGCAAAGAGTCAATTACCACCTTTAAAAGAAAAAGAAAGAAAAATAAGAGTTGCTCCAAAAAAAGAACCAGTAAAAACAAAAAAAGAAATACTTAAATTATTTGGTAAAATTCCAAGGGGTTCAACTGGATCAGGAGCATTTCATCTATCAGAAACAAAAGCAGGAATGAGTATGTTTGTATATAACAATATATTACCCAAGGGTGCTTCCAAAAGCATCCCAAATCCATACAAAGAGGAAATATTAAAAATTATAAAAGATAATAATCTTGAAAAGGAATTTAGTAAGCGAGGAACAGATAAGAGTATTCATATTGTGGGAGAAGATAAAACCAAAGGATATAAAGGACCAATCCCTAAAATTACAGTTGAAGAAGTAAGTGATAAAGTACTTGAAGAAAAAGCAAAAAGAGCAGCAAGTAAAGCAAGAACTGAAAAGAAATTAAAACAGAGAGATGAAAAGAAAAAGGCGCGCCCTAAGTTTGACCCAGCAGCAGCATTGAGAAGAGTTATAATGAGGAAAAAAGAATTTCATGAATTAAAAAAACAAGTAAGGGTTGCTGATTTACCAAAAGAAATAAAAGAAAGTTTTTCAAGACTTTTACAAAAAAACCAAGAAGACGAATTAGATGATGAGCATATTGATGAATTAAAAGAAATAGTAAGTAAATATGGAAAGACAGCAGCAGCAGCAAAACCAAAACCAAAAGAAAAAAGCAAACCATCAAGATTTATTAAACCTTTTGATAAATCACCTGAGATAAGAAAACTTGTTGATAAACTTATGCCTGAAGATTTATTTTCTAAAGAAGACCAAAAAGATGAATATGAAAGTTATAAAGAAAAGTATGAAGAAATAGAAGATGGAAAAATTGAAGATCCAGATGATTTAGATCTTGATGATGATGAATTAAAATTGTTTAAACTTTTATTTCCTAAAATAAAAAGATTAGAAGGAATCAAAAAAGAAAAAGAAAAAATAAGAGCTGAATTAAAAAAGAAAAGAGAAAAAGATGAAGCAGCAGAAAAAGCAGCAATAAGAAAATTACAGAAGGCAGGGAAGGCGATAGATTATAAACCATCTGGAAGCATGGCCGACTTTGCCGCAAGTTTTAAAAAAAAATAAAAATATTTTAAAATGTTATAATGAGTTCTTCAAGAATGTTTCAAAGATTATCCTCGGCGGATAGTTTTCTTGAAAACGCTTATTCACAAGAAGCAGCACAAGAACAAGCAAGAAAATTTGCTAAAAGTCAAGTAAGCGCTATTCAATCTCAAGCACGGCAGCAACTATCAGAAAAACTTGGGGATAGTGAAGTTGAAGCTTTAGTGGGCGCAGGTGCTGTGGCTTATCCATATTTAAAACCAGGACTTCAAAGAGCAGGGCGAGCAATTGCGGAACGTGTAGGAAGAGCAGGAGAAAGCGCCGCCCGTTCTACCATGGACGGACAATTAACAGTAGGACAAAGAGCGGCACAAGGTCAACTTTCTCGAGCATATAGACCACAAGCACAGAATTTAGTTGATAGAGGACGCCCCAAACTGGATACTATAGCAGAAGAACCCGAAGAAGAAGGAGCAGAAGAAGCAACAACCGGCGCAGAAGATATACAGCGTATAGCATCATCAGCAGTCAGAGAAGGTATAGGGCAGTTAAGATCCAGAGCAGCAGCAGCAGTAGGAGGTTTAAGAGATGATGCCTCTCAAGCAGTAAGAACAGGATTAAGACAAAGAGCCGCTCCTGAATTATTACAAGGAACACAAAGAAGCAGACTTGACGCATTAAACCAAAGATTAACACAAGCAAAATCAGCAGCGCCAGATGTTCCGCAAGTATCAGCACCATCAGCAGAAAGAGCAGCAAGAGCAGAAGCAAGAAGAGCATTAAGACAAAAAGCCGAAGAGCAATTTGGACCAGGAGCAGAAGATGTACAGAAAGCAATCCCCCAACCACCTGCTTTAACTGAAGAAACTGAATTAAATCCTTTTAGTTTAAAACCTGAACCAATACAAAAACCAAAAGAAGAAGATTTTGGTTCAAGTGCTGAACCAAGCACAGAAGGGGATATATATGACCAATTAGCAGCAAAACAAAAAATGATTTCTCAAAGAGTAGTACAAGAAGCAGAAAGAAAAGCAGCAGGTAGACAAATAAAACCCGAAACAAGTTATGAACCAAAAGGAATAACAGAAAGAGAAAATATTCAAAATATAAAACAACAGGCAGCAAAAGCAGAAGGACCAGGAGAAGGCGGCGCTGCCCCTCCTCCTAAAGTTCCACCAAGTGAACAAACAGGAGGAATAGATCCAAGCACACTACCAGAAGACGCAAGATATACAAGAGGCGCAGCAAGAATAGACCCAAAAAGACCACCAGCAGAAGCACCTAAACAAACAGCAACACAAGAAAAAATATTAGATGCCGACCCCGAAGCAGTTCAAGAAGATATTCCACAATCAGAATTATTTAAACCAATAAAAATAACAGCACAACCAGATACCAGACCCGCACCAGCATTACCAGAAGAGGTAGATAGAAGTGGAGAAACAAGAGATTTTTTTAGAGGCATAGAAAATCAGGGGAAACTTGCTAAAGCAAAAACAACATCTACAGCTATACAAGATGAAACCAACCAAAGATTTTCACAAGCAGGAAAACAATTAAGAGATGAACAGCCAGATGTTGGACCAACTGAAAAATTTGAAGATGCGCCAGCAGAAAAACCCCAAGAAGAAACAACTAAACCGGCAGATACTCCTTCTGATGTAAAACCAGATATTAAAGCAGATGTTGGAGAAGATGTGGGTGAAGATGTAGGAGAAGATATAGGTGAAGAAGCAGCAGCAGCAGCAGTGCCAGGAGTTGGAGAATTGGCCATTGCGGCCATTGGTGTTGGTCAATTAATTTCTTCATTAGTTCAAAGACATAAAGAACATGAAGAAGAAGCAAACGCCGCCTTAAATATGGGTAAACAACAAGTTCAAAAAGTTGCTCTTGATAGTGCGCCAACCTTTGATTCTACATTTAGATAAATTTTCTAAACTCTATTTATTTTTTCTTCAAATTTATTTTATTTTAATAAACTATAACAAAAAAATGTTTCGTGTCAAATCCTCAGCAATGACCCAAGGCTATGATTCTATTAAAATCCCCTGTAGAAATGGTTTAGAATTCTCAGAAGGTCAACAGATCGTTTTTGATTTAGGTCGTGAAGTTGGAATTGCCAACTTAAAAAATGCTTGTATCGAAATGGATATAAATATTAATGGAAATGCTGCTTGTCCTCTTTTACAGTTAAACAGAGTAAACGGGGGGCAAAGTGTAATTCAAAGGATTTCAATCCGCTCGAACGGTCGCCTATTAGAACAGTTAGATAACTATAATTTATATGCTGGTCTTCACTATTCAGCAACTCATGATAATGGAATAATGAATAAAAGAAGTATTAATGAAGGTTGCGCGCCATCATATAGAGTTCAGGATAATCCATTTGTAACTCAGAACCAGTCGGCCGCCGCTGGTGTTGCTTTAAATGCTGTTTCTCAGTGCTGGAAATATATCGACCGTAAATTACAAATTCCTATTTTAGGGGGTATTTTCCAGAATTCTCAAAATGTACCACTTATGGCCATTCCTTTAGAAGTTGAAATTATTTTAGAAAAAAATGTAAGATGTTTATATTCAGAAGCGCTTTTAACTGATGGAATAGCATGTGCTAATATGGGCGGGGCTCCCGCTGCTGTTATTGCCCTTGATGCTACTGAACAATTAAAATATGGCGTTGTAGGTGGTGGTAATCAAATGCCAACAGACAGCAAACTTAACCCCAAAGCAAACCTTCCTTTTAGAGTTGGTCAGATTGTATTAGTAGAAGCAACAGGTGGCGCAGGTGCTGTTAATAATGCCGGTATTTTTACAATTCAAAGTATTAATGATAACGCCGGAGTTATTGAAATTACTATGACTGCGAATATTAACACTAATACTTTAACAGGTGTTACTGTATCTGCTACTAATGCTGGCGCGCTTCTTGCTGGTGCTGAAGTAAATTATCAGGTAAAAAATCCTCGCCTTATTGTTCCAAAGGTTATCCCTGCCCCTCAGTTTACACAGGCAATGAGCGCCGCTATTGCTAAAGGTTCCTATTCTTTAGATTTAGTTTCATACACTGATTACCAAACTTCAATTAATGGTTCTACAACACGCTCAACCAATATTATCCCTGCTGACTTATCAAGAGTTAAGGCACTTTTATGTGTTCCTCAGGAACTTGCTGATATAGACAGATTCACTAATATGAGAGCGCAGCACGGGTCATATATGCAGGCTGAAAGTTATGAATTTCAAATAAATAATAAAATGATACCTTCCAGATTAGTCAACCTTTCAAGAGAAACACATGGAAGTTGGGCTCCTGGTGCTCATAATTATCAGATGATCCCATCATGGGCTAATGGTTCAAGTCTTGCCGCTGTTCATACTCATGAATGTGAAAAAGCATTAAGTGACGCTGGAATTAATGTAAGAAATCTTAAATTCCTTGGTAAAACAAGAGAAGAAGCATTCGCTGACGGTTATTATTTTGTAGGCCGCAGTCTTGGTCCATATAATATGAGTGAGAATTTAATGGGTATAAGCGCCATCTTATATCTTAACTACGATGGAAACAATACCAACCTTAAATTATTACACAATTTCTGCGTACATATAAGGACTGTTTCAGTCGGTCCAAGTGGTGTCCAACTTAACTATTAATTTATTTATTTTTTTTAACTAATTGAACATTTTTCTTTAAAATTATTTTATATCTTAAAGGTATAAACATGTCAAAATTATCCGGTGTTGTCAAACAGAAAATAATGTTAAATCCCGTTAACGCTGTTTCAAATGGCCGCTATTCAAGCAAATCAGGAATTCCATTGATAAAATTCGATATTGCCGCAACTGATGCCCCAGCTTTTCTCGATGGTGATAGTTTAAGAATAAACGGTAGAATTACTGCCAATACTGCTGCCGGCGCTGCTTTAGGAAATACCGATAAAAATTTTGTTGATAATTTCTGTGGTCGTTTCTCTAACTGTATTGATACAGTCACTATTTCTTCAAAAAGATTAAATCAAGTAATAGAAAGAGTAAATAATTATTGGCGGATTGTTCCATCTGTAATTTCAGCACAGCACGGAGGAGAAGAAATAAATACTGCTCTTTCACATGAAGGCGACCATTTCGAAACTAATTTTTTGGGTCGCCATTCATTAGTTGCTCAAGATGCCGCAAATTTAGGTAAATCATTCAGTTCAAGATTATACGCAGGGGTTGTAAATACTGGAGAACATATGGATATGAGCATTAATGGTTTCGGTGGTTTAGTAATTGAAATTTTATTAAAGCCCGATGTTTCATGTGTATATGGAACTGATGCCGACGCTAACGATGCTACTTATTTCTTATCAGATTTAACTCTTTCTGCCTGCTTATATCATCAGGAAGTAGCGCCCGCACAGTCAACATTTGCTTTTAATAGTTTAAGTTCTGTATTCCAGACAATCAACTCTTCAGTTTCTGTTGTTGCTCTTACACCTGGATTAAAACAGGTATCTTCAGTAATTGTCAATTTTATGAATACTGCTGAAATTGGAAATCAAGCTAACAATTCCTGCCGTCTTGGTAATATTGGTGAAGTTAGAGGTTTAAGATATTCATTAAACGGAGCTCTTACTCCTCTTTCATATCGTCTTTTAACTGGTGAGCAGGCAGTCAATGAAACCACCACACACCACACTTACAAAGGGAGAACTATGATTGATAGAAATTATCTTCAGGCGTGCGCCATTAAAAATGATTCTGAAATTGTTAGAACTTCCATGGCTTGGAATAATTGGAACTCAGGCGTAGTTGATAGAAGTCAGACCCAAAATAATACAGGTTGCGACCAGGGCACAGTTAATGGAATTGGTATCTTATATGATGCTTTCGGTACTGGTGAAGATTTATCTCAAGTTGTATTTTCCTTTGAATTAGAAGCCTCTGGTGTGGATCTTGATGGTACAGCAGCAAGAGCACAGGGTGCTTATATGGTATTCTTAAATAAAAACGAAATTGTAATGAGTCCTCAAGGAATTTCAATAAATCGATAAATTAGAATTAATTGATTGATAAGATTTGAATTGAAAAAAAAAAATATATGTAAAGAATATAAAACATGTCAAATCAAGTAAACGATGCCGATTATGTTGAAGAATTTTCAGAAACTCCAATTACTTTAACAACTAAACAGAGAGCAGTAAACGTTTCAGTAGAAACAAATATTCTCGAGCCTGTATCTCATCAATATACAAGTTCAGGCGGCGGTGTATCTCGTTGGGTTTTACCAGCCAAGGGAGTTTTAGATGCTCCCAATGCTGCTTTATGTTTTGAAATAGTAAACGGTGAAGCAGCGGGTGAAGGTGTTGACAGTAATCTTGCCTTTGCTTTAGACAGTGGGGGAATTGCTATGTTACAAAGAATTACTGTTAGAAGTGGTGGTCAGATTATCTCTCGTATAGATGAATGCGCCCTTTACAATACAATTAAAAATAAATTCAAATCTCAACAATTTAGAGAAAATGTTCTTGATGTTCGCCATAGTTCATGTAATGCCGCTAAAACTCGTATTCTTGCTAACCCAGCAGGAGAAGCAGCCCAGGCAGGTTTTACACTTGGTGAAGGTCTTGTTGGTTATCATCAGATAATGAACCCTGATTTAGATCAACAGAACACTTACGGAGAATTTCCAATGAATCAGGCAGCATATACTCACGGAAAACAGAGAAATAAACTTTTAAGAAATTATAATTTAAGAGGCACTGGTCCAGAAGTTGCTATTAGACTTGCCGATATAATTCCATTTTTTGTTAACAATCAGCTCCCCTTACAGTTTATGGCGCAGGTTGAAATTGAATGTGAATGGGCAAAAGGTCCAGCTGCTGCTACTACTTACGCTGATATTAATCAGGCCCCAGTTGTTGTAGATAATCCAACAGCAGGCGGTGTAGGTGCTACAAATAATCATAACATAGGATTTGCTGCCCCTCCATTCCTTTCTTTAGATTATTTACATTATGATGAAGAAGAAATGGCAAAAATTAGAAATGCCGTAAACAGTGGCAATTACAGGTTTAATTTTTCTGAAGTCGTAGTAACCAAAGGTATTAATCCTGAATACGGCGGCGCAGTTGTTGCGGAACATGTAGTTGAAAGTAATCATCTTTTAGGAATGATGGGGAAAGAAGTAAAAAAAATATATGTAGTAAAAAATTGGGATTTAGTAAGTACCAACGGAAATCATGAAAGAAATAATCAATATGCAGGATGTTTTACTCATAGAAACGACCAATTATGGGATTTAAAAAGTGCTAATATTAGAGGTGAAAGTTATAATTGGATTGTAAACAATCAGCGCATATATAATATGGATATTTCTCAGGGCGCTCTTCAGCATCATGAGTTAAATGAATGTGAAACTTTGTATCAGTGTTTACCAGGTGCTTATGATACTTTAGATTATAATCAAGATGTCGTTTCTGTACTTGCCAATACACCACCTGCTGGAACTGTTGACAATACAAACGCCATTTCAGCAATTACCCAGAGATATTTAGGAGGAAATGCTCATGTTATTGGTTTAAATTTAGATAAATATAATGAGATGGGAAATGCTCCAGGAAACGGGACAAGAATCTCATCTGCTCCTATTGAATTTAGATATTCAGTTAAAAAGAATTATGCTGGAGCTGCGCCAAATGCTGCTAATGATGTAGCGGCAATTAACCTAACTTTCTTTATTGAACAGCGCCGCTCTCTTGTTATAAATGAACTTGGTGTTTCTGTTTCAGATGCTTAAGAATCAAATAAAAAAAATTCAAAATTAACTCTTTGGAATTCATCATCTCTATCTGGGAGTATCATCTGAGATGTTATGCCTCTCATCCTTTCAATCATATATTTTATTATTACTGGGAAAGAACTCTCATTTTCAATCATTTCGTCAATTTCTTTACTAAAAACATATAATAACATTAAATGCCTTTTCATGTTATTACATTTCAATTCAAATCTTTTTTTTTCTGCTTCTAATGCTTCAAATTTTTTTTTCAATTCATTTGACATTTCCAATATATCTCCTTCATTCATATTTATAATTATCAAATAAAATAAAAATTACAAACACATTTAACTTTTAAAAAATATATGGATATAATAAATATATGAGCGACGAGCAAAATTTAGTTTATGAATGTTCACGTCAAAACGCTTCAGTTAAGATCTCTAATTCTGAATGGGTGAATGAATGGTCAGATGGTATTCAATTAAATCGTGGGGACCAAGTGCGCCTTTTAGGTTCTTTTATTTCTGAAGTAGGAGATGGAAATGATATATCTATTAGTGAAGATACAAAATTTACAATGGATTTTAAACCATATATAAATGGAGAAACCGTAAATTTCGGTTCTGCTACTCATGCTGATATTGCTGGAAGTTTTCAAATTAAATTAGGAGATATAGCACAACCTGCCTATTATACGGACAATTTAGGAACTGAACCACCCTTTACAACTCCTAAATTAGTGGCGCAAAATAAAGAACCTAATTTTGCTGATAATGCTGGGCGTCTTGCCTCGGATAGGTACAGTTATAGAAAAGATTATGGACAACACGCAGCCCTTCCTTATTTATACCCAACAACAGACGACGCAAGAAAAGCGGGTTGTTTTATTGATACTGCTTCTGGTACTGCTAACCTTACAGCAGCAGACATAACAGATGAAAAACTTGTTAAGGGGACTTTATCTGCTTTTAATCAAATAAACGTTTCTGAAGAGTTTCATTTAGGTCATTTATGCAAATTATTAAGATTTCCTATGTTTGGGGGTGTAAGATTTGAGGAAACTGAAGGAAATTATATAAATAAAGATTTTAGATCAGATGATATTTTAAATGTTGGGGATTATATAGCAACATATCATATCGGAGATTATCCGATTGTTTTACAGGGGGCAGCATCAGCAGTTTATACTTTACCTGGAAATGATACATTCGGAAATGTAAAATGGGAAGCAGGCCCGCAATCAGTAGTTGGAAAAATTGTAGCGATAAAATATGAATATAAAACTATTTATGAACCAATTGATAATATTTCAGCTCAGATGGAGTTTTGCTTATGTTATGTTCAAGATTTTATAAACCCAGGACAATATAAACATCAAAACGACAAAGTTGGGACATCAACAATACCAAGACATGGAGCACCTGAATTGAGAAATGGTTATAATACTTTCAGAAATAATAATCAATTAAACGGATTTTTATCAGCACAGAATAACGGCGGAGTATTTACTGGACTAAATCAGACACCTTTAGCTGATGTATCCACATATTATACAAATTTAATGAGCGCTTTTAATCTTGCTGGAAACAGTGAACTTGCGGGGAATGTGGTCCAATCTCAAAATCTTTTAGGTAATTCAAATGCGGGTTTAAGTTTCTTATGGGGTTCGAAAGGTGGTTTTCAATTACAAGATTATAATATGTTCGATTTAAGTCAACCTCCATTTATTTATAATCTTGAGGGGTTTCAAAGTTGGGTTAATTATCAAGCAGCCTTAACAGGTCTTATAGAAGACGGTTTAACAACAAACCAATTACCAATAACTATAGGGGATGATTTCATTATTATTTCAAGTACTTGGGACTTTCAAACTGTTAGAACATCTAAATTTAATGTAGGTTCGCCATTGTATACCGGCCCAAATCCTGCCGACTTTATAGGAAATTGTCATGATATAGAGGCTATACAATATCAAGAAGGATTTTTTACACCAAACCAACCATATTATTATAGATTAACATTAAGCGGACCAATAGGAGCAGGGCACGCAATAGGCACAATTAATTTTCATTTTCAACATTCTCTAAGTGTATGGCGTTTTATGCCTAAACAATTTAATTGGACAATGAATGAACAAGATGGAGGAGGTAATACTCAAATTACTCATCCCGCTTCAGGATTATGGAAAGATGTGGGCGGCATTGTTAAAATGAACCCTGATAATGATAATGTAGCATATGATGAACCTGCTGCTCCTTTTTTTAAAAGATTTTTTATTCCTTATGCTGAGCAAGCTGTAAAAAGTCCTTATGAAACGCGAAACTTAGGGGGCGGAACATGGGGAGCGCCTGGTTTTGGTGGTAATTACGCTGTTAATGCTGCTGGGGTAAGCGCTGCTTCTATTGGTGATAGAATGAAACATACCTTCGGATGTTCGGGCGGTTGGTTAGGTGGTGGTGATTTTAGGTCGGCAGCAAATAGAACGATCCCTTTCCCTTATGGTTTAGCCAATACATGCCCTTTTTTAAATTATCAGTTTAATATGTATAATGAACAAGTAAGCTCAGTATATTTTCAAAACGAAACAGGCAACGGAATATTCCCACAAGCAACAGATGATAACGACAAAGTAAATAATATAGCGTGGAAACAAGACTTAATATATATTAAAAAATATAAAGTTGAGTTCAATATACCTGCTGGTTTTTACAATCCAGATAGAATGGCTGAAATCATAAATGATCAATTACATTATGATACAGAAGAATATTATAAAAAAGTAGGGACAAACTCTTCAGTAGGAAGTAGAGAAAGAGCCTTAACAGATGGGAATAATGTAATACATGGGAATTTTCTCCACTCATATATTCCAGAATTATCTTTTGGTATTTTACCAATGACCACCTCAGCAAGAACAGAGTTAAATAACCCTCAACATCCTTATACAATATTCGACAATATGAACCAATTTTTTTATAACTATTCAGACCCTTCAAATCCTAATTTAGTAGATGGAAATAATATATCAGATTATTACACCGTCCCTTATAATGCTGAAGCAGATGGGACTTTATTTGAAAATTTTGGAAGCACATATTGCTTTCGTTTAATAGGTTCAAGAATTTTACAAACTGCCGCAGGAAATCAAATGTCAAATATAAACCCAAGCAAACTTTTCAATAATAGGCAACCTATGGTTTTAGCGTCAGATAATGGCATGGGTGCGGGGCATCCATTAGGAACACCTGAACCCGGATATGTATGGTATCAAAACAGAGGATATAAAAACACTCTTATGTATGGAGGCGCTGCTAAATGTTGGGTTGGTGCTGTGAATCCTACTTTTCAATTCTCATCAGATGAATTAATTTTTTCATGGTCTTATTTATACACTCCATACAGACCCGCAGCAGATGAAAGCGGAAATGTTCTAACACTAACAGGAGGGGAAGCAGTCCCAAGCGCAATTATTAACACTACAGGAAGCGGAGAAATTACAGAGAGTTTAAGTGGAGTATATATATTAAGTTTAAATTCAAATCAAATAAGCGCAACAAATACGCCTCAATTTTTTGATATGTTTCAAAATGGATACCCTACACCAATTTTAGATTATGTTAGTAAATCTACCAATTTCTGGAATACTTTAGGATTTTCAACAACTCTTTTAAATTCATATGGAGATAGAACAGGTGATAAACCATATATATTTATATCAGCAAATTCAATCTGTGGAAATGTATTGAGAAATCAAGCAGAAGTTGATATAAGTTCAAATGGATCTAACCCCTTAAAATCATATTGTTCATTATGGGCGCCACCTGTTCAATATGCTGTAATATGTGAAAGTAATTTTAAATATGCCGATAGTAAACCAAGATACGGAAATACTCCATTTTATTTAATTGGTTCATCATTTCCAACTAAAGAATATTATGGAGGCAAGGGGACAAAGCTCCCAGTTATTGGCGTATGTTCTCGTCAGTTTTCTTCTTTTGGTTTTGCGTTTGATTTGAGCGAAAGTGCCATCACATACACAATAAATGAAGATGTATTTTTAACAAGTATAAGAACAAAAATTTATAACAATGATTTTACAATTCCACAGAATTTAGATGATAATTCAAGTGTTATTTATGTTATTCAAAAAAATTCATATTATTCTGAACCTCCAGAGGAAGTTTTAGAAGAAGCAAATAAAATTATATTAAAGGAAAACGCGCCGATTAATTATAACGCTTCCATGTTTGAAACAATGCCTCAAGCGTATGTATATGAAGCGCCGTTATATTTAATAGAAACTGACGATGAAGACGAGTTTTAAAATTTAGAAAAAAAAATAAAATATTAGTATATGGTATTACAACAATGTCAAGCCTCATCTATGTTCGCGATACCTCCAGCAATAAAAACGTGCCCCTTGAAGTCGATGCCTCAAATAAATTGTCCGTATCTGATGCAACTTCTCACACAACTCTTTCAAGTATTAGCTCATCCCTTTCGGGCACTTTATCAACAAGCGACACAACCGCACAGAGTTCTTTATCAGCTATTGAATCCTCCGTGGCTGGAGTGCTTTCAGTGAGCGATACAACAGCGCAAACTTCACTTACTTCAATCGATACTTCACTTTCAGGAACTCTCGCTACAAGTGATGCGACAGCACAAAGCACTTTAAGCTCTATAAACACAGCATTAGCCGGAACTCTTACCACATCTCAAGGAGTTTCAAGAACCAACGGCAATATTGCTGTTTCTTCATCTGTATCAAATGGTGACGTGTCATCCAGTGTAGATGCTAACAATTATAAACATGTAATAGTGTTTGGAAATCTTGGGGCGTCAGGTGATGTTCTGATCCAAGTATCAAATGATAATAGTAACTGGTATGAGGATAGCAATTCTCAGTTCTGGTCAAATTCATCAGTTTATGATGTAGCAGGAAGATTTGAAGCAACCGCCAGATATTGGAGGGTGAAATATGGAGTGTCCGGAACAGTCACTTTAAGATACGCTTTAAGCTCTTAAATAAAAAAATAAAAAAGATTTTTTTTCAAATAACTTAAAGAATAAATTAGTTCGTTAGAACGTGTGAGTGGCAGAAACTAAATCCCCCCTCTCCCCCGGTTCATATAAATTTATTTCTTATACTTAGTAACTCTTCCTTTCTTTTTCTTCTCTTCAATTGCTTTTTTCTTTTGTTTACTTGTCAACTCATTCATTGTAGTTGGTGTGTCCTTAGTTATTCTTTTTGTAGGTCTGAAGATCTTGCCGCCTTCTTTGTAGGTCTTTTTTCCTTTCTCAGTTCTCCAATCTTCTTTAAACCAGCGCGACAAACCCTTTTTCTTTGGTTTCTCTCCACTATATGTTCCCCCAAGTTTCTTATATTCTTTTACAATTAAACCGCTTCTATAGGCCGAGTGTTTCATGCTTGAGTATTTTGCTTTTGCTTTAGAATACAATTTTTTATTTGTTGGTTCAGGCATTTAAAATTCTTTTAGAAAAAAAAAAAATATTTTTGTAAAATTTTATTTCTATTTTACTTAAAACTTAAAAAAAAAAAAAACAAAAAAAAATAATTTCTTCACACTGCACACAATTCTTCGACACACACGCCCCATTTAATAAGAGTTTACAGTGTCGAGCACAGCTCGGGCCGAATTTCGCGCATTTTCCGTTA